CCATGAAGCGCTTACCTTGAAATATAGAAAAATGACGGAGGAACTTGAAGATGGAAGACTTAATGCAGAAGCTTGCTGACAAGATCAGGCAGAAGGATGAAAGAATCCAGAAGCTTGAAAAGCTGAAACATGATTATATGGTCTGTCTGTTTGAAAGCTGTGACCAGTGCATTGAGCTGGAAGCTAAAAACGATGCACTGAATGAAGAGGTTGAACGGCTGAAGGAAGAGCTGAAGCGGATCAAGGCGATTGAGGAGCGGAACCAGCAGAGGATTCAGAAGTGGCTTGAAAGGAATGGGGATTATGAGTAATGAAGTTCTCAACCGGATTATTGACAACGTCAATGAGAAAATCCAGCAGGGTGTTCCTGCTGGATTGACGGAGCATGAATTTGCAGTGATTCTGATGGAAGGTGTCTATTCGACACTTTCCGCTATTGAATCCGGTGCTTTTTCAAGATCGCAGTTGTACCTGATGAGTCAGGAACACAGGGTTAAGGGTCTGAAATGATTCTTTTATGGATCCTGACGATTCTGTTTGTTATCAGTCTGGTGTTCCTGCTGATTCTGCTGGATGAAGCCAGACTGATGACCAAACAGGAAAAGCTTCAGAGAAGAAAACCTGAACCGGAACCATTGCCGGGGTTGTCCTGGTGGGAAGTTCATAGGATTCTGAAGCAGATGGAGCGGGAACAGAAGAAGTATTTTAAGAGCAAGCGAAAAGTTTACTGGGGGATCTGATGAATAAAACTGAGGAACTGAGGAGAGAAAAAGCCAGGAACCTGAGATTTAAGAAGCCCATGTGCAATTCAATCAACTGGTATACGATTCATGAAGATTTGCAGGAAATTCAAGATACTTGCACTGATATCCGCTGGATGAATGAGGAAGAAGAACTGCTGATTGATCTGCTGGGTGAGGATGAAGCATTTGAATACAGGATGGCTTTTACTGATCTGGATGCAGAAGCATACAACTTTTATGAAGAACTGTGTGAGGTTCGGCAGTACGATTTCATGTCAACGGATTCGGATGATGAAGAACAGGCTTCTTTGTTTGATCTGTTCTTTCCTGCTTGCAGAATCAAAGACAGTATGAGCGGTTATGATCCATATGAAAGCGATTACATCCGGCTGAATACATACGAATATGAATTCGCTCAAAATGAAGCCAGGAAGAAGCTGAAGCAGTTGACCAAAGACCAACTGTTTGATTTATCCGGATTGGCTCTGACAATCGCCAGAAATTACATGTCGCTGATGTACCGCTTTGATTGTCTCAAATCTTCAATCGACATTCTGAAGGGGCAGAATGAAGGAATGCTTCAGATGGTCAAGCACATTGAAGAACTGTACACGGATTGGAACCGTGATTCTGATAGTGGAAAATGGCTGCACACCAAAGCAGAAGATGAGCTTGATAAAGCGCTGGCCGAACTTCCGGAAAGGGTGTGGATCGAATAATGATGACGTTCAAAGAAATCTTGGTTTTCCTGCTGTTTATCTGCGCAGCCTGTATAACCATCTGCCAGATAAACAGACAGAAAATATATTGGTGGGTTTCAATCTTCTGGCTGATCATGATGGCAAAACAGGCAGTTGATTTTGCTGAGATGATGGTAACGAACTGATTGGAAAGGTGGTGATCAAATGATTGAAACAAAGATTCTGCGGTCAGAAATGATCCTGCATGAAGACACGAATAAATCCCTGGCTGAGTATCTCGGAATCAGTGAAAGCCGATGTTCAAGCAAAATCAACGGGTGGAACGGTGCGGCTTTTACCGATGAAGAAAAGAAGATGATTAAGGAACGGTATCAGCTGACAAATGAAAAGTTCATGCAGATATTTTTTTGATTCAAAAGGTACGTAAAACGAAACTTTGAAGGATGTTGATGATGAAAAAGGATGTGCTTTGTGCCCATATTGAACAGCTGGTTTCATTCGATTCGGAGAAAACCAAAGCCAAATATCTTGACCAGTGGAAACGGAAAAGCTTTGGAAGAATCCTCATTGAAGAAGAGTATGAAGCGGATGGACGGTATGTTGTTCTGGTGAAGAAACCCTATAACCAAACCCCAATGTATTTAGGAGAGGTGATTAACAGTGTTCGGTAAAAATCTTAAGCGGCTGATGATTGAACGGGATCTGAACGGAAAACGGCTGTCTGAACTTTCCGGAGTCAGTCAAAGCGGAATCAGCCAGTATCTGAAGGGAACCAATATTCCATCTTCCAGCATTATTGAAAAGCTTGCTGGTGCGCTGCATGTGGATCCGGAGAGACTGACGGAAGAGAAAACGGAAGAGCGGAAAGAACAGAATGTAGGTGCTGATGCCGATTTCACAAAAATGCAGAATGTTCCGGTTGCTCTTACCGCAAAGCTGATCGGAAAGTCTGATGAGTTTGTCAGGATTGGTCTTCAGCAGAACAGGCTGCCTTTCGGAACAGCGGTCAAGATTTCCGGTGATCGGTGGACGTACCATATTTCACCTGGACTGCTTCAGCAGTACCTTGGAAAAGCGGTCTGATTGGATCCTGATCAAATGATAAAGGGGGTGATCAAATGAACCTGTACACGCACCAGATAAACGCTCTGAATGATACCAAAGCATTCAACAGAGTGGCATATTATCTGGATATGGGTTTGGGTTAGTAAAACCTTTGTCGGGTCTGAAAAGATGGTCAGTTTTGGATCCAACGTGAATCTGGTGATCTGTCAGAAGAGTAAGGTTGAAGACTGGATAAATCATTTCAAAACGTATTATGAAGACGAAAAACCTTTTTGCCTGATTCATGATATGACCAAATGGAAGAAGGATGACTTCAGAAAGCTTCCGGTGCTGAACAAAGAAGCCCATGAACACGCTTTTCCTCATGTGTATGTGATCAACTATGATCTGGCTTGGAGAAGGAAAGAACTGAAGTATTTGACGGATTTCACATTGATGCTGGATGAATCATCCCTGATCCAGAACCGGACAGCAAAACGAACGAAATTCATTTTGAATCTGAATCCAAAAAATGTGATTCTTCTTTCCGGAACGCCTGTTTCGGGTAAGTATGAAAACCTTTGGACACAGATTCATCTGCTCGGCTGGGACATTTCCGAAAAGCTGTATAACAGCCAGTATGTTAACTGGGAAAAGATCGAAACCGAAGGGATGTCAGTATGGATTCCTGACAGGAAAGAACCTTATAAGCATGTGGACAGGCTGAAACGGAAGATGCGTGAACATGGGGCTTACTTCCTGAAGACGGATGAATGTTTCAGTCTGCCGGAACAGACAATCATTAAGATGGAATGTGATAAGCCGAAAGAGTACAACCGATTCATCCGGAATAAGCTGGTGACGATAAACGGAACGGAGCTGGTCGGGGATTCGATTCTGAAAGAGCGGCTGTATCTGAGGATGATTTGCGGACAGTATAACAATTCAAAAATTCAAAAAATTCGTGAATTGTTTGAATCCACAAATGACAGGCTTCTGGTGTTTTACAACTTCAATTCTGAGCTGGAAATTCTGATTAATCTGTGTGATGAACTGGATAAGCCATACAGCCAGGTGAATGGAGCCATTAAGGATCTGGATGCATATGAAAACGAATCAAACAGTGTAACGCTGATCCAGTATCAGGCAGGCGCCATGGGTTTGAATCTTCAGAAAGCCAATAGAATCATTTATTTCACGCTCACTGAAAAATCAGAGTTATTTGAACAGTCGAAAAAGCGTATTCACAGAATCGGTCAGAAGAACAGCTGCTTTTATTATCTGCTCCTGACAAAAGGATCCATTGAAGAACAGATATATGAAGCGTTGGAACAGAAGCGTGATTACACAGATGAACTTTTCCGAAAGGGGACCAAAAAGGACACTTAGATACAAAAAGGAGCAATGCAATGAGGAAAACAATGTATCCAGCTGATCCGGAAAAGATTCGCAGTCTCATGAAGAAACGGGGTTTAACTTCCCTGGAAGCTTCAAAGGAAATCGGATACAGAGATGATTATCTGTATAAGAATGCGAAACGTGGATCCGGATATAACGCAGTTACAGTGAACGCACTGAAACGGATATTTGGACTGAATCCTGAAGACTATGCACCAGATGAAGTTAATGAACCTGATGCAGAAACGCCTGAAATCAAACCGGAATCCGGTATTGATTATAAACTGTTGGAAGAAACTATTTACAGAGCGATGAAAAGAGTAATGGAGGAGCAGAATGAACGAAATTATCTTGACTGAGGAACAGCAGATTAAGCAGTTTGAGGAGCAGTATAAAGGGCTGATGCTTCAGATTGCGGATGTTGTAAAGGCGAAAAAGGCAGCTGAAAAGGCTGAGAAGGACATGAAGGAAGAGCTTCAGAAAGCGCTGAATAAATATGGATTTGTGGGTCTGGAGAACGACATCCTGAAGATTACCTATGTGGAGCCTACCACCAAAACCGCTATTGATTCCAAAGCTGTCAAGCGCAAGTATCCAAAGGTTTTTGAGGAGTGCAGTAAGACTTCACCTGTCAAAGGATACATCAAGATCCAGGTCAAAGGCGTTGAAGACTGATGGCTGAAGAGAAGCATTTTGAAATGCAGATTCGGGAATTTTTGGAATGGAACGGGATCGTGGAAGCCGGAACACCTGAACAGGATCTGCCGGACAAGATCAACGGCTGGTATTTCAAAGTCTGGGGCGGTGGCTTCCAGAAAGCTGGCATTCCTGATTTGATCATCTGCGTGAAAGGCTGCTTTGTGGCGGTTGAGGTGAAAGCCAGCAAAGGAAAACCTTCCGAACTTCAAAAGAAGAACATTGATCTGATTAAGAAGTCAAACGGATATGCGCTGTTCCTGTATCCTTCCGGATTTGAAGATTTCCGGGAAAACATCCGGCTTTTGTTGAAAGGTGGTGATTGATTGCAATTCTCACATTCAAGGGTGGAGACGTTTGAACAGTGCAAATTCAAATGGAAACTCCATTATCTGGATGAGCTTCAGACACTGGATGATTATGAACCAACGAATGCTTTGGTTCTCGGTCATGCGCTGCACACTGGCATTGAAAAAGGTGTTCAGGCGGGTGTTGATGAGTATCTGAATTACTTTCCGGTGATTTCAACTGAGCAGGTAACTGAACAGATCAAACTGGAATACCGGATTCAGGAAGTGTTGGATCTTCTGCCAGATGGATACCATGAAGTTCCAATTTATGATTCTGATTTCATCGGATTCATCGATTACCTTACTCCTGTTCCTGGATCCATGACGGAATTTGATCTGTGGGATTACAAATACTGTGCTTCAGACAGACGGTATAGAGATTCAGACCAGCTGCATTTATATAAATATTGGTTCGAGCGGCTGAATCCTCAATACCGCATCCGGAACATGAACTATGTGATCGTTCCAAAGATTAGCTTGAAGCAGGGCAAGAAAGAAACCGTTTATGCCTATCGGGAACGGATTAAGGAAGAAATGAAACGGAAACCTGTTTATCTTCTTCCTGTAACTTATGACAGCTCATACATCATTGATTTTTTTCGGAAAATCAAAAGGATCTATGATACAAAAGACTTTGAAAAAGAACCTTCTCCACTGTGTCAATACTGTGAATTTTACGACTATTGTCAGAAAGGACTTGATTACATGTTACTTCCAAAGAACGAACGCAGACCAATGAACACGATTACCAGAAAGAAAATCTGGCTGTATGGCGCTCCATTTTCGGGGAAAACTTACTTTGCAAATGAATTTCCTGATCCGCTGATGCTGAACACGGATGGAAATGTTCAGTTTGTGGATGCTCCTTATATCCTGATCAAAGACCAGGTATCTGTTGAAGGACGGATTACGAAAACGCAGCTGGCATGGGACTATTTCAAAGAAGTGATTACCGAGCTGGAAAAGAAGCAGAACGACTTCAAAACGATTGTGGTTGATCTGGTTGAAGATCTGTATGAGGCTTGCCGGATCTGGAAGTATAAGGACATGGGAATTTCCCATGAATCAGATGATCCATTTAAAGCCTGGGACATGGTCAGAACGGAATTCCTTTCCACCATGCGCAAGCTGATGAATCTGGATTATGAAAACATCATTCTGATTTCTCATGAAGATACAAGCCGGGACATCACGAAGAAGAATGACCGGGCAACGGTGATTAAGCCGAATATTCAGGAAAAGGTTGCAAACAAGATTGCCGGAATGGTTGATATTGTGGCCAGAGTCGTTGCAGATGACAATAAGCACACCATTACCTTCAAGTCTTCTGAAAATGTCTTCGGAGGTGGACGGCTGGAGGTTCTTGAAAAGGAAATTGACGCTGTCTATGACAAGTTTCTTCAGGTATATGATGAAGCCAATTCTAAAGCTAAAAATGCACTGAAGAAGGAAGAGCCGAAACCGACAACCAGTAAGTTTGTTCCACCTGAAGAGTCGGAAGAGGATGAAGAACCGGAGCAGGAACCCGAACAGGATCCTGATGTGAAGGTGGAAACCAAATCTGAACCGGAGCCTGAACCGGAGCAGAAGCAGGAACCCGTTAAGGAACCCGAATCTGAACCGGAGCAGAAAACCGAAACCGTGACTGCCGGGGGAACAAAGGTTAGAAAGCGCAAGGTGAGGAAAGAGTGAACGGGGTTAACAGGGTAACTGTAGAAGCCAAAATTACCATGGAAAAGGTGATTAAGCCTGAAATGGTCGAACACCTTAACGATGAGGAAACCTTTAAAAATCAGCTGATTCAGATGCTTAATTACTATGCAGAGCCTGATAAGCTGGATGTTGAAATAACCAACTACAATATGAATCTTTTGAATTAATGGAGGTAGAAAAATGAATCTTTGGGACAAATTTGATAAGCAGATTGACGTTAACGGCCTGAAGGAAGACGAACAGAATTCTTCTTCCGGTTCCTTCCGTGAAGTTCCTCACGGGAACTATGAAGTGAAGATTGAAAAGCTGGAGCTGGTTGAATCTTCCAAAGGTGATCCGATGGTTTCCATCTGGTTCCGCATTCTGAGCGGCGATTTTGCGAACAGCATGATCTTCTACAATCAGGTGATCAATAAGGGCTTTGGTCTTCACAAGGCGAATGAGTTCCTGCGCTCCCTTGACAGCGGCATTGAGGTTGAGTTCAAGAGCTTCCGGCAGTATGGTGAACTCCTGATGGATATCCGTGAAGCCATTGACGGAAAGCTGGAATACAACCTGGCTTACACTGAAGGCAAGAAAGGTTTCAGCAACTACGAAATCGAAGAAGTATTCGAAACTGAGTAAAAAAATAACATCCAGACGGGAATTTTCCCGTCTGGATCCTTCCGGAAGGAGATGAAATGAATTAGTTCTATTTTTTGATTCAATTGAACACGCTGCTGAAGAATGCGGAACTTATACTGCATGTATTCAAAGAATAATTAATGGAAAGCAGAAACAAAGTAACGACTGGACTTTCCAAAAGGGGGATTGATAAGTAGTGTTATTCTACGACTTTTGAGGTCTTCAAATATGACTGGCTGGTTGTGCTGATTGACATGGCAGCTCATGAAATGAAGGTGATTGAAAATGATCCGGACGAACTCATGAAATACTATGAAGACCATGTAAAAGACATCTGGGGCGGTTTCAACTCGGTGAGATATGACCAATATATCCTGAAAGGTATCCTGTGCGGATTTGATCCAAAAAAGATCAACGATTTTATCATTGTGGGTAATCAGCCGGGGTATAAGTACAGCAGCCAGTTCAGGAAGATTCCGCTGAACAATTACGATGTTATGCAGAATCTGGACAGAGGACTGAAAACCTTTGAAGGATTTATGGGGAACGACATCAAAGAATCATCCGTTCCTTTTGACATTGACAGAAAGCTGACTCGGAAAGAGCTGGACGAAACCATTCAGTATTGCATTCATGACGTTGAGCAGACGATTGAAGTATTCCTGAAGCGGACAGATGATTTTGAAGCGCATCTGGGTCTGGTAAAGCTGATTTGCGGTAACGGCGGTCTGGATCTGTCACTACTTGGAAAGACAAAAGCACAGCTGAGTGCAACACTTCTTGGAGCCAGAAGACAATCATGGGATGATGAATTTGACATTGATTTTCCTGAAACGATGCGGATTGAAAAATACACCCAGGTTGTTGACTGGTTCAAGGATCCTGAGAACAGAAGCTATTATTTCATAGATGACAAAGGAAAAGCGCATGAACGGAGCCTTGAACTGGACATTGCTGGGGTTCCTCATAAAGTCGCTTGGGGCGGGATTCATGGAGCGCTTAAGCAGTATCACGGGGAAGGATACTTTCTGAATATGGACGTGGCTTCCCTGTATCCATCCTTGATGATTCGGTACAATCTGCATTCCAGGAACATTCCTGATCCAAAGAAGTATGAGGAAGTCTATCACACCAGACTGAAATACAAGGCTGAAAAGAATCCACTTCAGCTGCCTTTAAAACTGGTTCTGAACGGAACCTATGGAGCAATGAAAGATGTGAATAACGCTCTGTATGATCCCAGACAGGCAAACAGAGTTTGTATATACGGACAGCTGCTTTTGATTGATCTGATGGAAAAGCTTGAAGGACATTGTCAGATCATTCAGTCGAATACAGACGGTGTGCTTGTAAAGCTTCCAGATGGGTCAGATTCGGCTTATGAACTCATAGATGATATTTGCTATGAGTGGGAAAAAAGAACGGGTCTGAAGCTTGAATTTGACGAATACAGGAAGGTTTTCCAGAAGGATGTAAACAACTATATAATCGTGGATGCTGAAGGACATGCCAAAGCCAAAGGTGGATATGTGAAGAAGCTGACTGATCTGGATTATGATCTTCCGATAGTCAACAAAGCATTAAATGCGTATATGGTGAACGGGATCCTTCCGGAGCAGACAATCAACAGCTGCGATAACTTGAAGGAATTTCAGATGGTCACGAAAATCAGCAGTAAATATTCAGAAATCAGACACGGGGCTGAATACGAATATGTGAAAGATTCAGATGGAAACAAACGGCTGCACTGGATCAAAGAGGGAAAGCGGCTGAAGGAAAAATGTATTCGAATTTTCGCATCCAGGAATGATGAAGGTGGAGTAATCAAACTGAGTGTAAGAACCGGGAATCCGGAGAGGATTTCAAATTCACCTGATAACTGCTTCATTTATAATGATGATGTGAACGGCGTGAAGGTGGATTCCAGACTGGATAAAGACTGGTATATTGATCTGACGTATAAAAGACTTCAGGATTTTGGAGTGATGTAATATGGATTTCTTCAAAGGGTACATTCAGACGAAAAATAAGCAGCCTACTGAAAAGTATAAAAATCGAACTGATTTTAAATCCTATGAAGAAATTCATGAATTGCCTGAATTCGCTGGTGTTCTGGCAACGGAAACCATTCTGATAGATCTGGATGATTCAAAAGAAGCTGAATGTTTAATGAATATCGTTGAAGCGCTTCAATTGAACTGTCGGGTTTATCAAACCACCAGAGGAAAGCATTTTCTTTTTCGGAACAGGTCTGTGAATCAGTGTTATACAAAGGTTTATTTGGCTTGCGGACTGAAAGCAGATATCAAAGTTGGATTCAAAAATTCAATTGAGGTTTTGAAATATGACGGAAAGGAACGGTTTATTGAATGGGATATAGAAGAAGGTGAATATGATTACCTTCCAAAGTGGCTGTTTCCGGTAAAGGGTCTGAATCCGGAGTTTATCACCATGGAATCCGGCGATGGTCGGAATGATGCACTCTTTTCTTACATCCTGACGCTGATGAGTAATGAATTTTCAGTTGATGAATGCAAAGAGTGTATCAGGATCATCAATCAGTATGTGTTGAAGGATCCACTGCCAGAAAACGAATTGAATGTAATTCTGAGAGATGAAGCGTTCCGGAAACCAATTTTCTTCAAAAAAGGCGTTTTCCAGCACCATGTTTTTGCTGAATACCTGAAGACAAACTATCACCTGAAGCGGATAAACGGGCAGCTGTATATCTATCTGGAAGATTATTACCAGTATGGAGACAGACAAATTGAGCATGTAATGGATGAACTGATTCCGAATCTGAAGGACACGCAGCGGAAGGAAACGCTGAAAAAGCTGAACGTGAATCTGATCTATGATGAAGAGGAATCAGCTGCCAATTATATTGGATTCGGAAATGGAATCGTAAAGCTGAATCAAACAAAGAAGCAGGAACCAGTTACCTATGAAATGATCCCATACTCGCCAGATATCATCATTACGAACAAGATTCCGTACAGCTTCAATCCGGCTGCATATGATGAAACAGTGGATAAGGTGCTGGACAACATTGCCTGTAAGGACAAGGAAATCAGGTCGATTTTGGAAGAAGCCATTGGATACTGTTTTCTGAGAAGGAACGAATTGGGCAAAGCTTTCATCCTGATCGGTTCTGGATCCAATGGTAAATCCACCTATCTGAACATGATAAAACGACTGCTGGGTAAACAGAACTATTCATCTCTGGACATTAAGAACTTTTCTGAAAAATTCGCTCCAATTCTGATGTATGGGAAACTGGCAAACATTGGTGATGATATTTCGGATGATTACATTCAAGACACCAGCCTGTTTAAAAAGATTGTCACTGGTGAAACCATCAAGGCAGAAGACAAGGGAAAGCCACTATTCGAATTTGAACCCAGGGTGAAGCTGTTCTGTTCAGCCAACACAATTCCCAGATTGGGAAAAGGCCGGGACTGGGAAGCACTGAAAAGGCGATTGATTATCATTCCGTTTAATGCCAAATTTGACGGATCGGAGCAGGGACATGACACTTACATTGGAGACAAACTGAAAACGGAATCTGCGATGGAATATTTGCTTTTGCTGGGCTTCAATGGACTTCTGAGGATCCTTCAAAATGGCGGGTTTACGGAATCAGAAAAGACGAAACAAGAACTTCAAGAATATGAGAAGATGAACAACCCGATTCTGGAATTTCTTCAGGAATGTGAAGAGGAAGATTATCAGATTGAAAATGCTCCAACTGCTGAAGTTTATATAAAGTATTCCCAATTCTGTGATTCAGGGAACTATAAATCCCTGTCGAAAATCGGATTCTCAAGGGTGATTTGCCAACAGCTGAATTTGGTTACAAAACCAGTGAAGCTGAATCGACTTACGTCACGAGTATATGTAAGAAAGGATGATGCTGATTGATTCTTGGAGACAAAGCGATAAAAGAAAGAATTCTTCCTTACCTGAACACACATGGAACAGTGAATCCTGCCAGTGTGAATGTAAGACTCGGAAACACGCTGCTGATACCGAAAAGGAAACTTTTCGGTATCGCAATCGGCGAACAGATCCAATACAAACGGATTGAACTTAGAGAGAGTGAAACCTATCGGTTAAAGCCAGGGAAATTCATTCTTGGCTGCACCAAAGAAGTGATTCATACGCCTGAAGATATTGCTTTTCATGTGGATGGACGGTCTTCAATTGGTCGAATCGGGTTATTCATCCAGAATGCCGGTTATGTGGATCCTGGCTTTTATGGATCCATCACACTGGAAATCTATAACGCATCTCCCAATACAATCATTCTCCATCCTGGCTATGAAATCGGTCAATTTGTGTTTCAGGAAGTCAGTGAGGTGGAAAATCCATATCAGGGAAAGTACAACGGTCAGATTGAAGCAGCTGGATCCAGAATGCACCTGGATAAGCTGGAACAGAGGTATAGCTTTTATGCAGAATGAGCAGAATGATAAACACAGATTCCCTGAGTGCCGGAAATGGTGTACCGCATTCAAACCGAAAACTGAATACTGTGAAGATTACCTTGAAAGATACGGATTGAATGCAGTTCAAACCATGCTTTGTGATAATGAATCTGCTGATTGTTTTATCAGAAAGATGGATAAAGAATGCAAGAAAAATCAGCTGACAATGAAAGTAACAAATGTACGAAGAAAGGAGTTTGTATGATTAAAGTAACTGAGCTGGAAACCAGTGGATGGAAAGCAGCTGTAAGAGGATTACGGAATCCAAAGGAATCATGGAGTAAATCAGACAGTGGTTTTGTGAATGGGGTCTATGTGATCGGACAGAATGATCTGAAGCTGATGCGGACATTGATTAAATCCGGTTCCTGTGAACGGAAGTTCTTGCGGATGATTGATGTTGTATGCGATATCGAAGCTCCATTGTACTGGTGGAAAGAATTCGACACTTACAAAGTGGGAACGGTTGCAAATTCCTGCTCCACCATGCACACAATTACAGAGCATCCCATTACCATGGACTTATTCAGCCATGATCGACTGACGGAAGATGCAGAAGGACTGATGGAACAGTACATTGCCATTATCGAGTTTTACAGGCAGTTGTATCTTGAAAAAGGGGATGTAAAATTCTGGAACAATGTTATCCAGATGCTTCCATCTTCCTGGATGCAGAAAAGAACAGTCAAATTCAATTATGAACATGTCTTTCAGTGGTGGATCTGGAGAAGAAATCATAAGCTTTCCGAATGGGTGGAGCTGGTCGAATTCCTTATTAAAAACCTTCCCAATGCAGCTGAACTGATTCTGAATCTGAATTAATTCAGAATCTTAATTGAATAATTCAAAGAAGGAGAAATATCAAATGAAGATGAATAAGTGGGATTTTTTGGAAATCCTCAACATGCAGAAAGTGGTTAGGAAACATTCTCCAAAATCACCAGATATCATTTCTTACGAGTGCGTATGTTTTGAACGGAATCCTTATACAAAGCTGGCCAAAGTTTCAGCGGTATGTGAAGCTTCCTGCCACACGTTTTATATTCATGATCCGGAATGCAGTGCAGAAGAAAAGTTCAACATCTTCCTGGATGGAATCAAGAAACCCGGTAAAGAAGTAACCGAAGTGGATGTTTCGTTCAAAGATGGTATGGTTCTGATTACCTACTTCCATTATCTGGATGCGGTATCCATTCAGCAGGTGAGAACATCAAAAGATCCATTCATGGATGTGGCAAAGGTCTTCCGGAAAGATAAGGAACCCGAAGCAACAGTTTCTTTCGGAGTTAAGGCGCTTCAGAATCTGCTGACGCAGTATGCGGATGATGAGTATGTGACGTTCAAAATCAACACTGGCAGAAGCGGATCTTTTCTGAATAACAAAGACGGGAACAAATGCAGCATGATTCTTCCCTATGTGACTTACTGATCAAAATAGAAAGGAACAGTAGGATGAAGGCAAAAGAGTATTTTGAAAAGTATGATAAGTCAATTACAGAGGAAGCGATACAGCCTGAAGTTAAGAAAGACGGAGCTATCGCACATCTCTATATCGAGATGTTTTCGGAGATGAAAACGATTATCGAAATCCGTCATATACAAAACGACAATAGTTTGATGTCCCTCATTCGTGAACAGAATGATAAATGGAATGCTATAGAAAGACTGTTTATCAAAAAGTATAAGCTGTCTCCTATTGAGCATAACGGATTCTTAGCGGGATGCGTGGAAGAGTTAAAGATTCCTCAATACCGGATCCAGAACATGACTTAAATATAAGGCGGTGAAGCAGGATGCCTGATCGGGAGAAGATTATTAGAGCAGTTGATTCATGCTTTGACTACTGGTTAGAGCAACATAGATGTTTACATCCGTTACATTTGGAGAATGTTCGGCAGTTTAAAGCTGATGCAATTGCCATGTTAAAAGAGCAGGAACCTGTACTGCTCGAGAACCAGCACAAACCATATGGGCATTTCATCAATGCCAATTCTCCGTGGATAAGCAGATGTCCAAGATGCGGTAAGAAGGTAGAAGGTAAGCAAACGAGATTCTGCAAATACTGTGGACAGGCGGTGAAATGGGAATGAAAGCAGCTGAACCGCTGGATGCGGACAAGATGCTCCAGATGCTGGTGGATAGCAAATCAGACATGCCGTGTATTGCTATGCACGGATCTAGTTTCTGCAAGGATTGTAGCGTAAACCTTTTAGATTGGCCCAAAAAAGAATGTTGGCTGCACTATCTGGAAGGGGAGTGAGTAATTTACTCACTCCTCATAAAATCAAAATGAATAGGAGAAAATGAAAATGCAGAGTGACGTAATAAATATTTTGGATCTGTTTCGGGAAACGAATTTCCCGATTGAAATGAAGATGTTCGATAAGACTACATCTGAAGCGCTTGTAACCTTCCGGAAAGAGATGGAAATCTGGCTGGAAGACAAAGATGCAGAAGCGCTGGAAAAGCTTCAGGATTTGGAAAAAGAGAATGCAATTCTGATTGATCAAAATAAAAAATTGCAGAATGAAAAGGACGAATATATCAAACAGCTGGATGAATATTCGCAGCTGTATAACAAGACAATGAATCAAATCGAGTCACTGAAAGAAACCATTGTGAAACAGGCAACCATGATGACGGAAATGAGGTATGGAAAATGATTCCGGTAAAGACAGAAACCACCAATGCGGTGTTTGTGGCTGATGGATGTGAAGATCTTCCAGCGACAACATGCCATGATGATAATGGAATCAACTATGTTGAAACCTGCTGGGAAATGTCGGATGAAGAGCTTGCCGAAGTGATGAAAACAAAACGGATTTATGTGAATACCATTGGAACCGAAGTGAATCCGATAAGGGTTGAAGCAAGGAGTTTAATTGAAGATGGAGAAGATTAGATTGTCTGATGGTTATCATTTCATTCAGAATCCTGAAGAATTCAGGCATCTGGTGTGGAAGCACATGGGGAATGATGCCAGGGATTATATGGATGAGCATTTCGGAATTGTGGATGCTGCTTTGGTGCAGGATGAACGGGCGATTGAATCAGAGAAGATTGAAGAAATTTCAAAGGAATTCAACGAAGATCTGAATCAGATTCAATTGAAAATCATGCAGGTTTATGATGCTGAAATGATCAAGGATCATCCTGATCCGAACCTGATGAAAGTCATTCTGGCTGCCAAAAAAGCGGTTACAGATGTGAAGAAAAAGCACCATTTTTACTGATTCATCTGTAACCCATCTGTAACCAGTTACACTTTTCATCTGTAACGGTTACACATCATCTGTAACCGCAGAAGGCTAGATTTTAAAGGGGTTTTGACTGCGGTTACAGATGGTTACAGATATTTTTCTATTTTTATAGATTTGAAAATGAGAATTTCATTTTTTAAGCATTTCAAGAAGTTTTTTAAGGAAAACAAGAAGTTTGCTCTAGCAAGTATATAAAAAGAATATATAGAAATAAAGAAGTGTATCTGTAACTGTAACCTGTAACTGAGTATAGGAGGTGTTTTATATCACTAACAGAGAGTATTTGTATCAGTTCAGGAAACTGAAGTATCAGATTGATTCACAGATTGAAGAGCTTCAGAATTTGCGTTCCATGATGATAAGCATTAAATCACTTTCATTCGATTCAGATAAAATTCAAAGCTCACCAGATGACAAACTCACAGGATTAATCAGTAATGCGCTTGATCTTGAAAAGGAAATCTATGAAAATTCCAACAGACTGATTAATATCCAGCGTGAAACCAGAACGGCTATTGAACAGTCAGAAACCAATTCAGAACAGGAAAAGCTTTTGCTGAGAAACTATTTCATCAATGGTTTCAGTTGGAATCAGTGTGCCAATGTGATGAACATTTCAGAAAGGCATATTCACAGACTGAAGAAAAAAGCGATAGAAAATTTCAAATGTCATTGAATGTCATGTCCTTAGAGGAATATCATTACAGTGCGTTATTGCGAATGGCTGACAGGAAATCTTCCTTCCGGATGGGAGGAAGATTTTATTTTCAGAAAGGCAGGTGTGTTGCAGTGACGAACCGGATGAAGAAATTCTGTGAAGAGTACCTGATTGATCTGAATGCAACACAGGCTGCAATTAGGGCGGGGTACTCGGTTAAAAGCGCATCTACAATCGGACAAGAGAACTTGCAAAAACCGGAGATTCAGAACGAGATTCAAAGATTGACGGCGATTCAGAGCCGGAGAACCGGAATCACAGCAGATCGGGTTTTGATGGAGCTGGCTAAAATCGCTTTTGTGAATCCGATGAATGTTTTGAATTCGGACGGAACGATAAAAGCATCTGCATCTGACGATGATAAGTCTGCTATCCAGGGAATCAAATACAGGTATTCCGATTTTGACAATGGATCTTCTTCAGAGTCTGAAGTTAGATTGTACGACAAAACAAAAGCGCTGGAATTACTCGGTAGGCATCTGGGATTGTTTGATTCAAAGATCCAGATTCAGGGGAATGTTCCGGTCGTGATTATGGGCGGTGATTCTCTTGAAGATTAACATTCTGGGCGCTGAATGGGATCTGGAGTTTTCGAATTATTTTGTAGATGAACGGCTGAAAGATTATGCCGGATACACAGATGACACAATCAGAAAAATTGTGGTTGATACCGGGGAAGGTCGTTCAATCTGTGAGAATTACGAACACTTCAGGAAACAGACAATCCGACATGAAATTATCCATGCATACATGTATGAATCCGGTTTAAGTGATTCCTGGGAACATAAAACCGGACAGGATGAAACAACCGTTGACTGGTTTGCTGTTCAGTTTCCAAAGCTTTTGAAAACCTTTCAGGAAGCTGATGCATTGTGACGATTCCAGCCAATGCAAAGGTGATCAAACTTCCGGAAGTTGTTGGAAAAGGTTACGGTTCCTTCTGGCGGTTTCGGGGAAGATACCGAATCGTCAAAGGTGGACGTGGTTCTAAAAAATCCACCACAACAGCGATGAATTATATTCAGCGGATGATGGAATTTCCTGAATCGAATCTGATGGTTGTCAGGAAGGTTTATCGGACAATCAAAGATTCCTGTTATACGCAGCTGTTGTGGGCGATTAACCGTCTGGGTGTATCGCATTTGTGGGATTCAAAGGAATCACCTTTGGAGATGACTTACAAGCCAACAGGGCAAAAGATCTATTTCCGGGGACTGGATGATCCGTTGAAGATAACTTCAATCACGGTTGAGGTTGGTTATCTCTGCTGGCTTTGGATTGAAGAAGCATATGAAATATCAAGTGAATCTGATTTTGATATGCTGGATGAATCTATCCGTGGTGTGGTTCCTGATGATCTATTCAAACAGGTCACGCTGACATTCAACCCGTGGAATGAAAAGATCTGGATCAAACGAAGGTTCTTTGATGTTGAACCGAATCCGGATATTTTCACACTCACCACAAATTACATGTGTAACGAATGGCTGGATGCAGCTGATAAAGCAGTTTTCGAACGGATGAAGATCCAGAATCCCAGACGTTACCAGGTCGCTGGCTTGGGAAACTGGGGAATTGCTGAAGGTCTGGTGTTTGAAAACTGGGAAGAAAAGGCATTTGATGTTGAGCAGATCCGGAACCTTCCATCTGTCAAATCTGCTTTTGGTCTGGACTTTGGATATACAAATGATCCGACAGCTTTCACCTGTCTCCTGATTGATCTGGCAGCTAAAACCATCTGGATATTCGATGAATTCTATGAACACGGATTCAGTAACGAGAAGATAGCGGAAAAGATTATCTCAATGGGTTATGCCAAAGAGAAAATCACAGCTGATTCTTCTGAACCAAAGTCGATTGATCGGTTACGGGAACTTGGGATCCGGAACATTCACGGAGCCAGGAAGGGGAAGGATTCGATTTCAAACGGAATTGACTTCCTTCAGGATTTCAAGATATTCATCCATCCCAAATGCGTGAATCACATCACTGAAATTTCAAACTATTGTTGGGATAAGGACAAATCCGGAAAGCTCATGAATAAACCAGTGGATGATTTCAACCATTTGATGGATGCTTTAAGATATGCGGTGGAACGATTCGTGAAAGGCGAAACGTTCAGTTTTGATTAAGGTGATGACATGAAAATTATTCCTGCCGGGGCGCTGATGATAAACCGGAGACGGGAAAAGATCCGGAAAGAAAATGATCCGGAAATTCACGGAATCATTGAATTCGTGTGCTTTATCAGAGCCAGACACGAAGTGAATGTTATATACACAATGCTGATTGAAATGAGGTGATTTTATGTTTCATCTGGATGCCACATTGGATGAGATTCAGACTCATGATCATATGATGACTGACAAAGAATTCCTGGAACGTGAAATCACCAGATTTAAAGTTTCTTCCTTACGGCGGGACATGCTGAACGGAAAGCGGTATTACGAAGGAAAGCATGATATTCTGCTGCACAAAAGACAGGCAATCGGCGCTGACGGTGATCTGGTTGAGATAAAGAATCTTCCGAATAACCGAATCATTGACAATCAGTATAAGAAGATGGTTGATCAAAAGACCAATTATCTTCTGGGAAAACCCATCACGTTTACTGGCGAAAACACGCAGTACATTGAAGCTATGAAGAAATTCTTCAATCGGCGTTTCCTCAGACAGCTGAAGAATGTGGGTAAATCCTGTATCAATGAAGGAATCTGTTGGCTGTATCCGATGTATAACGAACACGGCGAATTCTGTTTTAAAACGCTGTACGGTCATGAAGTGGATCCGCTTTGGAAGGATGCAGAACACACTGAGCTTGAAGGGGCTATCCGCTTATATCTGGTTCCGGTCTATGAACCGAACAAGGATATTCGACTTGAAGAGAAGGTTGAAATCTTTGACGATTCCGGTATTTGGTATTTTCATCTGGATGGAAATTCACTGGTTGCTGAAGAACCTTTCCACCAGTCTTATTTCATGGTGGACAACGAAGGTTACAACTGGGAACGGATTCCGCTGATAGCTTTCAAACGGGATGCCAATGAAACACCTTTGATCAAGTGTGTGAAATCCCTTCAGGACGGACTGAATCTGATTCTCTCAACCTTCCAGAACAACATGGAAGAGGATTCACGGAACACCATTCTGATTCTGGTCAATTACGATGGTGAAAACCTTGGAACCTTCAGACAGAATCTTGCCACTTACGGAGCAGTGAAAGTCAAAACCGTTGATGGTGCAGCCGGGGATCTGAAAACGCTTCAGGTTGAAGTCAATGCAGAAAACTACAAAGCAATTCTTGAAATCTTCAAGAAAGCCATTATTGAAAATGCGATGGGCTATGATGCCAAAGATGATCGGCTTTCAGGAAATCCAAACCAGATGAACATTCAGAGCATGTATTCTGACATTGATCTGGATGCCAACGAAATGGAAATGGAATTCCAGGCTGCATTTGAAGAGTTGCTTTGGTTCGTGAAATGTCATCTGCACAATGCAGGAATCGGAGATTACACAGATGAAGAAGTGGATGTAATTTTCAATCGTGACATTCTGATCAATGAGACAGAAGTTATCACCAACATCCAGAACAGCGCTGGTATCCTCAGTGATGAAACGCTCATTTCTAATCATCCCTGGGTTGATGATCCACAGGACGAAATCAAAAAGGTGAAGAAGCAGAACAAATATACGACTTATCCGTCTTCATTCCTTCATAATCATGATTCAGATGGTGCTGATAAGGATGATGATGAATGAAGAATTCCGAATATTGGAAACGGCGTTTCACACAGCTTGAAGAATCTTCACACAGAAAAACCGAAGATATGTTTGAAGTGATTGAAGATTCTTACATGGCAGTTCAACAACAGCTAGAAGCGGACATTTCAAAATGGTATAACCGATTCGCAGCGAACAATGGACTCACCATGGCTGAAGCAAAGAAACAGCTAAATAGTCGTGATCTGAAAGAATTTCATTGGACGGTTGAAGAATACATTAAGCATGGTCAAGAAAATGGGATTACTGCTGACTGGTCAAAAGAGCTGGAAAACGCATCTGCCAGATGGCATGTGAACCGATATGAAGCACTCCTGTATCAGATCCAGAATAGTCTTGAAGTGTTCTATGGTGGTCAGAATGATGCGCTGGATGCCCATTTGAAGAACACCTATCTGGATTATTATAAGCACACAATCTTTGAGATTCAGAAAGGCGTTGGAATCGCCTGGGACATTGCGCAGCCGAATTTGAAAGCGCTGGAAACCGTCATCAAAAAACCTTGGAATGTTGACCAAAGGAATTTTTCTGAACGCATCTGGTCGAACAAGGCCGGGATGATAAATGAACTGCATAAACAGCTCACACAGAATCTGATGCTCGGACGGGATCCAGGAAAATCGGTTGATCTGATCATGCAGAAATTCGGTGTTGCAAGGTATCAGGCTGCAAGGCTTGTTTACACAGAAACCGCATACATTGAAGCTGTCGCACAGGAAAACGCTTACAAAGCGCTTGGAATCAAACAGTATGAAATCATTGCAACGCTGGATGATCGGACATCCGATATTTGCCGGGAACTGGACGGAACCATTTTCAATATGACTGATTACAATCCTGGCGAAACTGCACCACCTTTTCATCCCTGGTGCAGATCGGTTACAGCTCCATATTACAAAGATCTGGACGGAATCGGTGAACGTGCTGCAAGGGATCCGAACATAGGAAAAACCTATTATGTTCCTCGCAGCACAAAATATAAGGACTGGGAATCATCGTTCAATCCTGCACCAATTCCAATTCAGCCAGCTCCAACAACTGCACCAGCTCCAAAACCAATTGTGAATACAACGAAGTTCCCAGAAGTCACAGATCCAAAGCTGATCCAGTTTGAAACGGCTGTTGGGAAATCGCTTCAGCAGTCTGGTGTGAAGTATCACAAAGTTGAAAAGCACCAGGGAACCAGAACGGAAGAGGAAATCATTCAGGCGCTTGGTGGTGGAGATTTGACAGAGGGTTCATGTGCTTCATTGACATTTGCATTCGTTGGAAATAATGCAGGATATGATGTGCTGGATTTCCGTGGTGGTGAATCAAGACATGCTTTTTCTATCAAAGTAAATTCACTGGAAATTGCAAAGCTTCCAGGAATGGAAAGCTATGTGTATACCGGGAAGAATGATATAAAAGCCGCTCATGAACTGATGCGGAATATGATCATAGGGAAAAAGTATTATATAGGCATTGGAAGCCATGCCAGTGTTATCAGAAAAACAGATGCAGGATATGAATACCTTGAATTGCAGTCATCTGAAAAGAACGGTTGGAAACCATTGAATGATGACGTTTTCAAATGGCGCTTCAGATGCAAACAAAGACGAACGTATGAATTAACCAGTAAGATGGTTGAGATTGAATCTATGGGCAAAAATGAGGAGTTTATCAGATTGCTTGGATTCATCAACACACCAGCTAACGAACAGATGAAAGGTTCTAGGGGAAATGTCAAATAAGGTTGAATGGATAGATACACCTGAAACAGATGGTGAATACATATTCACGTTTGATGGGAAAGAGAAGTTCAATCTGTTTCGTGATTATCCCTGGAAGCTTACCAAAGAGCAGAAAGAAATCTTTGATTCTGAAAATCCGGAATGGAAAGAGTTCTTTTCTGACAGAAAATGATTATTTCTTGAACCGCTCTATAAGGGCAGGGTGAAGGTCCTCGTACCTCCTTCCTTTTCCTGAACTTCTCTCTGTTGAGCGCTGGATTGGGGAACAGCTGTTCCGGAGCAAAAAGAAGTTCTAACGGTTCATCCCTTCACTTTGGATTTGGACGCTCCAAAGTGAAGGTTTGTTTATAATCCGTGAAAACGGTTTATATAATGTCGTTTCCTGGTTACGATAAATCAGGCGCTTGGAACCTGACTGAACAGGGTTAACAAATGTAAGTGAGAAAGGAATCAAAATGAAGAAAGATGAATTGATCAAACTCGGACTGACGGAAGAACTTGCTGCAAAAGTTGAATCTGCATCTGCTGAAGAACTGAAAGGGTTCATTCCAAAGAACAGATTTGATGAAGTCAACACTGACTTGAAGACAGCAAAGGAAACCATTACCGAACGTGATAAGCAGATCGAAGGACTGAAGAAGTCTTCCGGTGATTCTGAAGCGCTGAAAAAGCAGATCGAACAGATTCAATCCGACAACAAAAAGAAGGATGAAGAACATGCTGCTGAAATCAAGCGACTTAAGATTGATGCGGCGATTGATACCGCCTTGACTGAAGCCAAAGCCAAAAACTTGAAAGCAGCGAAAGCGCTTTTGGATATGGAGAAAATCACGCTGAATGATAAGGGTGAAATCAGCGGTCTTTCCGAACAGATCAAGTCTCTTACGGGATCCAAAGATACCAGCTTCATTTTTGATTCAAAAGGTGGATCTTTCCGGGGTGCAAAGCATGGTGAAGATGGTCATGATGATGGAGACGGAAAACCGGATTTCGGAAAGATGACCTATACTGAACTGGCTCAGTATCTCTCAGAAAATCCTGAAGCGAAACTTGAATAATAAAGAAAGGTGAAATGTTATGCCTAACGCAAAGTTTGATTCTAAAAGCTTCAATGCGGAAGCTTTTAGGTACATTGTCGGACGGGTTCCGAATCTGAAGCTTGACCAGATCCGGAAGAGCCGGGCGCTTGTCGGGAATCCGGACATCCGTGAAGTTTTCAGCAGTCAGAACGGAACTGCATATGCTCGGCTGGCTATGCGTGGACTTCTGGACGGCACTGCTGTCAATTATGACGGTGAGAACGATATTACCGCATCCAGCACAAAAACCTTTGAGCAGGGTGTTGTGGTTGTAGGCCGTGGAAAAGCCTGGGAGGAAAAGGACTTCAGCTATGATATTACTGGTGGAGTGGACTTCATGCAGAATATCGCTGAACAGGTTGCTGACTACTGGGTGAATGTGGATGAAGGTGTGATTCTTTCCGTTCTGAAGGGTATTTTCTCCATGACGGGAGCGAAGAACCTGGAGTTTGTCAACGGTCATACCAATGATATCAGTGCTGTTGGAACCGGCATGATTGCAGCCACAACGCTGAACAGCACCATTCAGAAAGCTTGCGGTGACAACAAAGGAAAGTTCAGCCTGGTATTCTGTCACTCTGCTGTTGCCACCAATCTTGAAAACCTGAACCTGCTCACCTTCCTGACTCAGACTGACAAAAACGGCTTGACTCGTGAAATCGGTCTTGGCACCTGGAACGGAAAGCTGGTTGTCATTGATGACGATATGCCGACTGAAGAAGTCGCAGCTTCCGGTGATGATCCGGCGTATACGAAGTACACCACCTATGTGCTGGGTGAAGGAATGCTGTACTTTGAAGATATCGGTGCAAAGGTTCCGTATGAAATGGCCAGGGATGCAAAGACAAAGGGCGGTATTGATCTGCTCTATTCCCGGCAGCGGAAAGTCTTTGCTCCTTATGGAATCAGCTATGAGAAAGTTTCTCAGGTTACCAACAGCCCGAGCAATGCGGAACTTGAAAATGGTGCAAACTGGGCGCTGATTCATTCCGGTGAATCTGTTGCTGCGAACCGCTCCTATTTCAACCATCGTGCCATTGCCATTGCCCGGATCATTTCCCGGGGCTAATCTTTGATGAAATGCGCTTGAGGTGAAAAAATGAGTATTGACGAAATCATAGAATCGTATACAGAAACTTCTTCTGGGGTTACCAGTTTTGCTTCAAGCGTATTTTCAGACGTTGTGAATCTCCTGATTGAAGTTGGATACACTCCAAAAGAATCAGATCTGTGGCTGCTGAACTTTGCCACTTCAAAAGTTCATGAAGATATTCTGAATTCCACAAATCAGCGTTCTGTTCCTGACGGCCTGATGAAAGGTTCCGTTGGTTTAATAGTAGCCGAATTCTTAAAGATTAAAATGGCAAATGCATCTTTAACGGCAGATGAAACCAGCGGTCTTCACTTTCTGGCGGTTGTGAAAAAGCTGGCTGAAGGTGATACCACCATTGAATGGGACACAAACAGCAGTCAGTCACCAGAACAGCGGATGATGGAATTCCTTCAGATGATGAATAATTATCGACAGAAATTCATAAAGTACAGGTGTTTGTCATGGTAGAAACTGATGTGCTTCAGATGCTTTGGAAAGATACCTGCACTGTGAAGATTCTGGAAGAATATCTTGCTGAAAACCGTTCGACACAGAAACGGGAAACGGTTCTGTATTCAGATATTCCGTGCAAGCTTTCGTTTTATAACTCGATGAGCGCTAATCCTGATTCCAGGAAGAACAAAGGGGACGTTGCCTTTCAAACTTCTCAGATGGTGAAGTTGTTCCTGTCTCCTGAATATCGGATTCCAAACGGATCCAGAATTGAAGTTACCCACAAAGGTGTTACAACACTGTATGGTTTCTCATCTCAGCCTGAACTGTTCACGAATCATCAGGAAATTCTGCTTGAAAAGTGGGAAAAGTGGGTGTGAATCGTGGGAAGATTTTCGATTGATGTTGATGCCAAACAGCTGGGTGAATGGGCAAAGAAGATTAACCAGCTGAATGGAATGCAACGGGAGATGTTCTTTGATGACTGCATAAAGGAAAGCGCTGGACGGCTGCTTTCCCTGGTCATTCCTAGGACACCTGTTGGACAGTCAACAAAATATCAGGTGAAAGATGAGGTTATGAGTACGCATGGGGGAACACTCAGACGGGGATGGAGCATTAACAACTGCGAGTTTGAAAAGAGTGCAAACAGGCACATGGTGAATGTTATCAATCCGGTTGAATATGCTTCATATGTTGAATATGGACATAGACAAACGCCTGGACGGTTTGTTCCTGCCATTGGAAAACGCCTGAAACGGAATTGGGTAAAGGGTCAGTTCTTCCTTCAGAAATCAGAAAAGGCGCTTGAATCGGTTCTTCCGAAAATGATTGAAACAAAGCTCAACGGATACCTGAAAGGGACGTTTTAATGAATAATGAATGTGTCGATGGAGTGGTTGAAAAGCTCTATGAATCCTTTCCTGATATTCCCATATACACAGAGGATATCGAACAGGATTTAGCAGAACCATCATTTATGGTGGACTTCACAGAATCCAATCAGGAACACAAGCTGGATAAGCGGTATTACCGCTCAATGCTGATCAATGTCCATTATTTTCCGTCAAACACGGGGAATAATCGGACTGAAATAAATTCAGTCTTCAATGAACTTTTTGAAATTCTTGAATTTATCAATGTTGGTGAGAACCTGATCATGGGTAAGAATTTTGAAACTCACATTGAAGATGATGTTGGAATTTTCACTTGTACTTACGGACTGTTCTTCCGGTCTATTCCTGAAGGAAATGGTTCGTTTGAGTCTGTTGAAAGCGATGTGAAACCAAAGAATGAGTGAAAAGAAATTCCCTGCACCTGAGAAAGTCGAACAGCAGACTTATTCAGGAAAGCAGCTGATGGAATCCAAAAAGTACAAAAACCGTATTGATCTGCTTCATGCACTGCTGGATCCTGAAAAGCAGTACACCATTGAACAGGTTGATACGCTGATCAAAACTTGGGAGAAAGGAACGGTGAAGTAAATGGCACTTGGTGGTGGAACTTTTGTTTCTGAAAACAAGAAACTTCCTGGCAGCTATATCAACTTCATTTCTCTTGCATCTGCATCTTCCGCACTGTCTGAACGTGGCATTGCGGCAATGGGTCTGATTCTGGACTGGGGTGCAGATGGCGAAATCATGACGATTACAAAAGCGGATCTGGAAAAGAATTCCGTCAAGTATTTCGGTTATGATTTTACGCATGCAAAGCTGAAGGGCATCCGTGATCTGTTCAAAAACATTCATACGCTGTATGCATACAAGCTGAACAGCGCCACAACTGGAATTGCTGCAAACACTTTTGCAACGGCGATTCATTCCGGCATCCGGGGCAATGACATCAAGATTGTCATTGCAAAGAATGTCGATGATGCAACGAAGTGGGATGTATCCACTTACTTTGACAATGCGCTGGTTGAGACTCAGACTGTTGCAACGGCGGCTGATCTGAAAGCGAACGATTTTGTTACTTTCAAGGCTGATGCCGAACTGGCGGTTACTGCTGGTCTGCCTCTGACCGGGGGTATTTCCGCAGCGGCAACCGCAGCTAATCATCAGGCGTTCCTGACTGCGGTTGAACCGTATTCTTTCAATGCTATCGGTGCTGTTTCTGATGAACGTGCTTCCGGCGCTCCTGCTGTCAATGCGCTGTATGCTTCTTTCTGCACTCGGATGAGGGACACTGTCGGAAAGAAATTCCAGGCAGTTCTTTTCCGGTATCCTGGAAATCATGAAGGAATCGTGAATGTGAAGAATCTGGTTACCGATTCCGGTGAATCTGCTGCTTCCCTGGTTTACTGGGTGACGGGCGTTATCGCTGGTACTGCCATCAATGCATCCGCTCTGAACAAGCTGTATGATGGTGAATATACAGTGGACACCAATTTTACCCAGAGCGAACTTGAAACCTGTCTGGACAATGGTGAATTCACACTTCATCGTGTCGGCGCTGATGTCCGTGTTCTGGGTGATATCAACAGCCTTGTTGAAACCACTGCTGACAAGGGCGATATCTTCAAAGAGAACCAGACCATCCGTGTTATTGACTGCATTGCAAACGACATTGCAAATGTGTTCAATACAAAGTATCTCGGAAAGGTTCCGAATGATGCATCTGGCCGGATTTCTCTTTGGGCTGATATCGTGAAGCATCACAGAGAGCTGGAGCGAATCCGGGCGATTGAGAACTTTGACGAGAATGCAGTAACCGTTGAACAGGGCGCTTCAAAGCGTTCCGTTCGGGTAAATGATGCTGTAACCATCGTCAATGCAATGGCCCAGCTGTATATGACCTGTGTCATTGACTAATTCGGAAAGGAGAAAAGAAGATGCCTAAAAATCAGATTATGCGGGCGCAGGATGCGATTTCTGCCCGTCTGGCTGAATGCTATGTAACGATTGAAGGAATTCGTTACAACTTCATGCAGATGATCAATTTTGAAGCCACCTTTGAAAAGAACAAGGTTGAGATTCCGATTCTGGGTAAAACCGGATATGGAAACAAGGCTGGCGGCTGGTCTGGTTCCTTTTCCGGAACCGCACACTATAACCAGTCGATTCTGCGTGAACTGATGCTTCGGTACAAGAACACTGGTGAGGATGTCTATTTTGAAATCCAGGTAACCAATGAGGATCCCACTTCCACTGTTGGACGGCAGACGGTCGTTCTGCTTGACTGCAACCTTGACAACGGAACGCTGGTCAAGTTTGATGCAGACGGGGAATACCTGGATGAGGACATTGAAGGAACCTTTGAGGATTTCACCATGCCGGAAACCTTCAATCTCCTGGAAGGTATGCAGTAATATAAGCAATTCCCCTGATTCTTATCAGGGGAATCTTTATTTTTGAAACGAAAGAAGGGTTATCTAATGTCGGATTTTTCCATGTTCATGAAGAAGAATAAGAAGGTTCGTGAAAACAGTTTCTATCCTGCCACAAAGAATTTTGTGGATGAAGCCGGGGAACCGCTCCTGTGGGAAATCAAACCCATCACTACTGAAGAAGACCAGCGGATCCAGATGGAATGCACCAAAGACGTTCCGATTCCTGGAAAGCGGAATCAGTTCCGGCAGAAACTGGATGCGAATCTGTATCTGGTTAAACAGGCGGTTACCGCCATTGTGTATCCGAATCTGAATGATGCAGCGCTTCAGGATTCGTATGGGGTGAAGTCTCCTGAAGATCTTCTGAAAGCGATGATTGATAATCCTTCAGAATTTTCTGATCTGCTTTCGTACATCCGTGAACAGAGCGGTTTCGAAGCCGAAATTTCTGATGAGGTTGAAGAAGCAAAAAACTAATTGATGGAGGGGATGCAGAAGCAAATTACGCTTATTACTGTCTGCATAAGTTTAATATGCTTCCATCCACCTTCCTGTCTTTGGACTCTCAGGAAAAAGCTTTTATCATCGCCTGTATTGATCTGAAAATTGAAGCTGATAAGAAGCAGATGAAGAAAGCTCAAAGGAAGAGGGGAGGTTAATACATGGCAACGATACAAAGCACAATCACGCTGATTGATGGAGTATCAAATGTGCTGTCCGGGATATCAAATCAGCTAGGACAGACACAGCGTGATTTTGAGCAGCTGGAATCATCCGCTGGACAGGCTCAGAGAGAAGTCAATCAGTTTGATTTGGGTCAGTGGGGAAAGAATGTAACTGAAGTTGGACAGCAGATTTCAGGAATCGGAACCCAGATGGTTATGGGAATCACGGCTCCCATTGTGGCTTTTGGAACCAAAGCATGGAAATCAGCTGCTGACTATGAACAAGCCTTTACCGGGGTCAGAAAAACCACTGAACTGACTGAAGCAGAAGCATCTGAATTGTATGATGGTCTGATTGACTTAAGCACCAAAACACCAACTGATTTTGTGACTCTTTCCGGAATTGCGGAAATCGCTGGACAGCTGGGTGTTGCAAAGGATGAGCTTCTGGATTTCGTTCAGACATACGATATGTTACAGGTTTCAACGAATATTCAGGGTGAAGAAGGTGCAGCTTCAATTGCTCAATTCCTCAATATTACCGAACACGGAACGCAAAATATTGACAGGTTTGGTGCTGCTATCGTGGATCTTGGTAATAATTTTGCTACCACTGAAAGAGATATACTTGAAACAGCCACACGGCTGGCTTCAACGGCTGATCTGGCTGGGTTGTCAACTCCTGAAATTCTTGCCTTATCTACCGCCATTAGTAGCATGGGTATTAATGCTGAAGCAGGTGGTTCTGCTGCTGGTAAGTTAATGAAGCAGATGTCTTTGGCTTCTGAAGTCGGTGTTGATAAGTGGGGGGTTTTGCTCAAAGGAGCAAACAAGTTCTTTGAGGGAACGAAGTTTTCTAACATTCATGACATCCAGATAATGCTTGATAGTCTGAAATCTGCTGACGTGGCTGAGTTTGCCAAATCCATGGGAATGACAAAGGATGAACTGTCGAATGCCATGGGAATGGCTCAGGATATGGAATACTTCACTCAGTTAATGGGAAAATCAGCAGAGCAGTTCCGGCAGGATTGGTCAAATAATCCAGCTCAGTCAATGTTGGAGTTTTTTGATTCTCTGTCTCATCTGGATGAAGCCGGGCAACAGTCTGCACTATCTTACCTGAATGATATGGGAATTACGGAAATCAGGCTTTCAAACCTGGTACAGGCACTGACAAGTAATCCGCAGATGTTTTCTGAAGCGCTCGGAATCGCTTATGAATCCTATGCTCAGAATCAGGCGCTGGTTGATGAAGCCACAAAGTTCTATGAGACTCAGAACAGCCAGATTGCAATGAAGACGAATGAGTTCAATAATGCAGTGGCTGATCTGGGTGGAAATATACAGACAGCGGTACAGCCGGCAATTGACGGACTCAGCACACTGCTGGAAAAATGGAACAGTTTGTCTGAAGCAGATCAAGACAAGATTGTATCCAACTTCATGATTTTCGCTGAAGCTGGTGTAATTGTCCTTGCCATTGGAAAAACCGTTGAAGCTATCGGAAATATTGCCAGTGGCTTGGGTGCTGTAGAAAAAGTGCTGAAAGGGATTCCGGATAAATTCAGATCCGCTTTTGATGAAACCGGGAAAATAGACGTTGGATCCTTGCTTTCGAATCTGACCAGTGTTCTTCAGTCTCCATTAACCTGGGGTTTAGCGGCTGGTGTTGGTATTTATCTGCTGATTGACAAGGTGAACAGCATTAAATCAGCAGCTGAAGAGACTGCAACGGCGCTGTCTGGAATCAAAATCAATATTGATGAAGAATCCCTGAATACTGCTCTCGGTCAGATCCAGCAGTTAAGAGCAGAAGCAAAAAGCCTTTCGAACTCTGAACTGGATGTGAAATATCAATCAACGTCTGACGCAACAAAGCTTGGATTCGGAACCCAGGACATGTTCAATCAGGCTCTTTTCTATGAATCCGAACTTGCAAACCGGAACATCACTGACATTGGTCAGAAATACGGTTCCATGCTCGCGGATCTGAACAGACAGATAGCAAATGCAGCCAGTTCCGGAGATACAGCACTGGCTGAATCCCTTCATACTCAGTATGGGACAATGGTTCAGCAAATGGAAACCGAAACAAACGCTGCCAAAGCTGAATATTCTGCTCAAATCAGCGCTTTGTTTAATGGAATGGCACAGCAGTATCCTGAACAGGCTGCACAGCTTCAGGAAGCAATTCAGGGATACACGTTCCTGAAATCCCTGGGTGATCTGGATGAACTTCCTGCACAGATTCAGGCTGACAATGAAAAAATTGCAGAATCTTTCACGGCTGGAGAAATTGACGAACAGCAGTTTCAGTCACTGATTGAAGCCAATGACATAAAGCTGAATGACGTGACCAAACAGGTTTATGGTCTGGCTTACAGTCTCGGCTATTTCGGGGATGAAATCAAATCCCTGGATGAGCTGAATATGATGATTGACACGAATACATTTGCTCCTGCATGGAACGGATATTTGCGTGATACAGTCATGAATAACGCTCTGACAGAGATTACAAGCGCTGGTGAAGAGCTTCAGGGGAATCCGATTCTGTCAAATCTGCTCGGTCAGATCTTCAATGATCCTTCTATCTATGAGAACCTTGATGTATCTCAGTTGGACGGCGCTTTGCTGGGTGCTTTACAGACACTCGATATTGCTAATGCAATGAATCAGGCGCTGGAAAATGATGGATCTGTGCTGGAATTTGGCAAGTATCTTACTCAGGGCCTTGGTCAGGGAATCATTGACAGTGTCGGTGAAATGGAAACGCCTATAAATACACTCAGAGATCAAACACTGGCTTTCCTGAAAGCTGCTTTTATCATTGGTTCACCTTCACAACTGATGGCTGAACAGGGCATGTATATTGACCAGGGTTTAGCACAGGGAATCACGACATATTCAGCGGCTGTAATTGCTGCCATGAATCTTATGATTCAGCAGATGATATCCATTATGCGCAGTGGAGCGCAAACAACGGTTCATACTGCACAGAGCATTTTAAACTATGGAACCGGGCATGATATTGGATATAATTTGTGTGCAGGAATCGCTGATGGAATCCGGGCAGGAACCGCTGATGCAGTAGCAGCAGCCAGAGCGATGGCAGCAGCTGTAAATGCAGCTGCAAGGGTTAGCTTTGGTGTCCATTCTCCTTCCAAAGTCTTTTATGAAATCGGTCAGTTCCTGGATGAAGGTCTTGCACTCGGTATTAACTCAAATGGTTATTCCATACGTGCAGCACAAAAGAGTGCTGACGAAGTGATCAAACAGTACACTGACAATCTGACAAAGTGGACGAATATCGACTATTTTTCCGGTATTGAAGACAGAGAGTTTTCAATTCATGATGATGCAGAATATTCACTGTCTGATTCAGATATTAAGAACATGCGTGAACTGGCTGAACGTGAAGTGATCAATGAATTCACTACTGCTGAAGTGCATGTTGAATTCACAGCCAATAACAACATTTCGTCTGATCTGGACATTGATGATGTGGTTGCCGAACTGGAAAGCCGGGTCAGTGAGAGACTTGAAATGTGTGCTGAAGGTGTGTATGTGTAATGACTAACGGTTATGACGTATATCTGGGAAAGGTGTTACTTCCGGTAACACCTTCCAAAATTCAGACCAAAATCAGCAATAGGAATGAAACGGTAAAGCTGATCAATGATTCGGAAGTTTCCCTGTTGAAACTTCCGGGTCTTACTGAATTTTCATTTACCGCCATGATTCCAAATGTGCGGTATCCATTCGCAAAATACAACGGGGATTTTGTGGATGCCAGTATTTATCTGGATTATTTCGATTATCTCAAACGGGGCATGTTGCCTTTTCAGCTGGTCATTTCAAGATTGCTTCCATCTTACAAACTTCTGTTTGACACGAATATCACAGTAACACTGGAAGAGTACAAAATCACAGAAGATGCCAAAAAGGGTTTTGATCTGGACGTTGATATTAAACTGAAGCAATATAAGCATTATGGAACGAAAACCTTTGAAACGACTATGCTTGCTGAAGGTGCGCCTATAATCATCAATGAAACCAGACAAATCATTACCATTCCGGCGGCAACGGATCATAATGTCGGGGATGTATCCGGATTTCATGGAAACGTGGAACCGGGCGGCAGTAAAGGCGGTGGAGGAAGCAAGAAGAAAACCATCACTGTTTCCACTGGTTCGGGCAGCTGGTGGCAGACAACGGTTGAACAGAAAAACGCTGGTGATCATGAAAATTCCGCTTACTGGAACAGATAGGTGGTGAATATTCATGAATCTTCAATTGATGCTTCAAAACGGGTATAAAGTGTTTTATCCGGATGTTGAAGAGGATCTGACATGGAAAACAGAACGAAAAGGTGTTCCGGGGAAACTCACGTTCTCCTGTATCCTGGATGATGCCTTGAATGTGATTGAAGAAGGAAATTCTGTGAAACTAGTCGTGGATGACGTGCCGATGTTTTACGGGTTTGTCTTCTCAAAATCCAGATCCAAAAAGAAGAAAATCAAAATAACCGCATATGACCAATTCAGGTATCTGAAGAATAAGGATACCTATGTTTTCGAAGCTGGCAGGGCAGATGAGAATATCAAAATGATTTGTGATGATTACGGAATCAGATATAATCCACTGCCAAATACCGGATGGGTGATTCCAAACCGCATTGAAGAAAACAGCTGTCTGATTGATATCATGCAAACCGCATTGAACATCACAACCACAAACAGCAAAAAGCTTTATGTGCTTTATGATAATGTCGGACGGCTGGAACTGAAAGCGGCTTCTGACATGAAGGTGAACATTCTTCTGGATGCCAGCACAGCTGAAGATTACAGCTATGAAACCAGCATTGATAATGAAACCTATAACCGGATAAAACTTGTTTATGATGACAAGTCAGGAACCCGGCAGATTTTCACGGCTGAAGACAAAGAAGGAACCATGAAACAGTGGGGAACCTTGCAGTATTATGAAAGTATCACTGATATTATCAGCGCACAGAATAAAGCTGACATGCTTTTACAGCTGTATAACATCCGTCATAAATCCCTGAAATTCACAGGGGTTATTGGTGACAAGTCGGTTCGTGCCGGGTCTGTGATCATGACTTACATAGATCTGGGAGATTCAAAAGTGAATAACTATATGCTGGTGGAATCCTGTACACATCATTTTAAGCACAATAAGCATACAATGGATTTGACTGTAAGAGGTGGTGAGTTTGTCTGATGGATCTGGCTGAATCAATGAAAATCGCAGCGCTTGAAGCTGTAGACGCTTCAAAGCCTGTTCAGGTTTGTTTTGGTGTTGTCCTGGAAGAGGATCCGCTAAAAATTATTCTGGATCAAAAGCTGATCCTTGAAAAACAGCACCTGATTCTTACTCGGAATGTGATGACGTACAATGTCGATGTGGAATTTTACTGGGAAACAGAAGAAGCATTGACAACGGCTCACACTCATCCGATTAAAGCAGAAGACATTGCCACAAAAGCGCTTGATGTGGATCCACTGGGAAATCAACATCCACCCAAAGATAATATTTCCACCCAGGGAACCAAACTGACTCATACACATGAAATTGGTGGACGGAATACAATGAAGCTTTTTCACCAGCTTTATAAAGGTGATCGGGTGGTTCTGTTACGGGTTCAGGGTGGACAAAAATATATTGTTCTGGATAAGGTAGGTGAAATGTAAATGGCTCTAGCTCCTGAACAGGATAACTTCCTGTCAAATGAGTTTGAAATAAAAATTTTCCCTACAAAAACCTATGAAATGCACTTTGAAGATGACGAAACACAATCCAGAATTTACGGGTTCACGGACGGTCAGAGTGCAATGAAGCAAGCCATTTATCTGGCACTGAACACAGAGCGCTTTGAATATCCTGCATATTCGGACAATTACGGATTTGAAAGTAAAAGCCTGATCGGAATGCCAATGTCCTATGTTCTTCCTGAACTGAAGCGGCTGATTACAGAATGTTTAACTTGGGATTCACGGATTGATTCAGTGGACAACTTTTATTTCGATGTTTCGAAAACAAAGGTTAAAACAAAGTTCACGGTTCATACCATTTACGGCGAAATGTACGCAGAAAAGGAAGTGAGTGTTTAAATTGTTTGAGGATTTTACATATTCTGTTCTGATGCAGCGCTTAATATCTCACTTCCCTGATGATCTGGACAAGCGTGAAGGTTCAGTTATCTGGGATGCTTGTGCATCTGCCGCACTGGAACTGGAACTTGCTTATCAGGCGCTGGATTATACGATTACTCAGAGCTTTGCCATTTATGCAGATCGGGAATTCCTGATCTTAAGAGCAGCCGAACGGGGAATCACTCCATATCCGGCAACTTACGCTGTGATTAAGGGAGAATTTACACCATCAAATATTGATGTAACCGGATACAGATTCAACCTGAATAAAATGAATTATCTGGTCACTGAAAAAATATCCGATGGTGTGTATAAATTGGAATGCGAAACTGCCGGATCCGCTGGTGGTGAACGAATGGGAACACTTCTGCCAATTGAGTATGTTGACGGACTGGAAACCGCAACAGCAACGGAATGTTTAATACCTGGAGAAGATGAAGAAGAAACCGAACACTTACGGGAACGGTATCTGGCAAGCTTTACAGAAAAGCCTTTTGCAGGAAATATTCAGGCATACATTGAATTTGTGACTGGAATTGATGGTGTAGGTGCCTGTCGTGTTCTTCCTATCTGGAATGGGCCGGGAACCGTGAAAGTTCTGATTCTGGATTCTAATTATAGTGTTCCCACATCCATACTGATTCAGACAGCTCAGAATGAAATAGATCCGAATCAGGACGGGACTGGTGAAGGACTGGCTCCAATTGGTCACATTGTGACGGTGGATGCTCCTGAATCCGTAACATGCAATATTAGAGCGGTATTTGAGTTTGAAGCTGGATATACTTTTTCAGGTCTGAAATCACAGATTGAAGCGGTTCTGACCAATTATCTGCTGGAACTCAGAACGGACTGGGGGAATCACATGCATGAATTTCCAACGATTGTTCGAATTTCGCAGATTGAAACCCGGCTGCTTCAAATAACCGGAATCATTGATATCAGGAACACAAAAATCAACGGAGTGGAACAGAATCTTTCCCTGGTGAATGATGAAGTTCCAATGTTGGGAAGTGTGACGAATGGCTAGCAGAACGGTCAATTTATGGCAATACTTACCGCCATTCCTGAAACAATTTCGTGAACTGGAAATGCTCCTGGATTCGGAACAGATCGAATTTCAGACACTGGTTGAAAACACTGATAAAGTTCTGGCTGAACCATTCATCCTGACAGCTGATGCAGATGGAATCAAAATCTTTGAAACCATGATGAATCTGTTTCCTGATGAAGATGATGATCTGGAAACCAGAAGAATGAAGGTACTTTCACTTTGGCACAATAACATTCCTTACACCTTCTTCAATCTTTTGAACACCATCATTTCCATTCAGGGAAATCGGAATGTTTCAATGTACTATGATCCTGAAAACAGGTACATTTTGCACATTGAAACCAACATGGAAAAGCCTGGTATGGTTGAAACGCTGGAAAACAGCATTGTGAAAATGATTCCGGTCAATATCCAGGTGATTTCAGAAAATCATTTTGAAGGAACTGAAACTGAAGGAAATGCATTCATTTCAGCTGGTGCAAGTATCAGCGGAAACATCTTCCTGACAGATGATCTGATCGGGGTTATATCTTCCAGCCTGGAAGGAAAAGAAGCCATTGGAACGAGTCGCTCTGATGAATTTTTCATTACGGACGATTTCAGGCAGAATCTGGATTCTGAACTGATCGGAAATGCAGCGGTTGGATTTGGAATCAGCGGTCAAATTTTCCTGACGGATGATTTGAAAGCAAACATTGATTCGAACACTGATCTGAAAGGCAGTGTTGGAAATACAGTCACAGAAACCATTACTTTGAATTGAAGGGAATGAAACTATGGAACTCAGTACATTTGTTATCACTGGTAAAGGTCAGGCACTGATGGCAAAACTGCTTCAGGGGCATGGAACAGCGGTTTTTAAAGCCATTAAGCTGTCAAGCACTGCATATACTGATGCTGATCTTCCGTCACTGACTAATCTGACCAATATCAAGCAGAGTGCAGCCATTACCAATAATCAGATTATCAGCAACACGCACATCCAGATTGAAGCGGCGCTTGATAATACCGCTCTTACTGCCGGATATACCATCAATACAGTGGGTATCTATGCGCAGGATCCGGACGAAGGTGAAATCCTGTATGCAGTGTCCAGGGCGATTACTGCCGGATATATGCCGGCTTATAACGGAATCACGGTTTCCGGTGCGACTTTCAAGTTCGTGATCTCGGTCGGAAACGCTTCACAGGTGACTGTGACAGTGGATCCTGCCGGGTATGCTTCTATGAGCGACATTAACCGTCTGGATGATGAAATTGATGATATCAAAGGATTCATTGGTCTGGTTGATGACGGAATCTATGGTGTTGAAGTCGATTATAAGAACCGGACTTTCAAGCGCCTGGGCGATGCTGCCGGGATGACGGAAGGAACAGATTTTGATTCTATCGTTCCGTGGCAGCGGAAACGCTGTATTGTTACGGATGGCGGTGTGATTCTTGCCTATTACGGTGAAGCTGGATACACTGAAACCGGAGCTTTAACGCAAGCAATCACCATTGGTGAAGATGACAGCGCTGTTACATATGCGGTTGGAACCAAAGTTCAGGTAATGGTCTATCAGCCGAAGTTCTATTATCGGGTGGTTCCCATTGAAACGGACAAGATTGTGAACGGTAAGGGTTCTCATCTGCGGAAAGCCAGATACTATGTATCTCCTGTCATGCGGAACGGCTTCAAGCTGCATCCGGCATTCAAGTATAACGGGATCGAACAGGACTATATCCTGATCGGCGCTTATGAAGGTTCCCTGTATGATGTTTCCGCTTCTGCCTATATCCTGGATGATGCGCAGGTTGCGGATTTCAGCAATGATATGCTTTCATCCATTGCCAATGCAAAGCCGATTTCTGGACAGACTCAGAATCTGACACGGGCGAACGCCAGAGCGCTGGCAGCTAAACGTGGATCCGGATGGATGCTTCAGGATGTGAACAAAGTTTCTGCCACTCAGCTTCTGTTCCTGATCGAGTATGCCAATTTCAACAGCCAGTCTAAGATTGGTAATGGTGACGTTTCTAAAACCGATGATGGATCCACCAATATGGCTGAAATCACAGGTGCAACAACGAACCTTGGAAACGGATCCGGTGCGGTCACCAACACCAATGGTTACCAGATGGTTTCCTATCGTGGAGAAGAAAACCTTTGGGGGAACATCTGGAAGTGGATTGACGGCATGAACATCAAATCCCTTGGGAATTCGCTTCCTCAGGATATGTTTGTTGCTGATCATGCTTTTGCCGATGCAACCTATTCCGGCGCTTATGTTGACGTTGGATTCAGTGTTTGTCCGGTCACTGGATACGTGAATGCAATGGGATATTCTGAAGATCATGATTACCTGTTCATTCCGTCTGAAACCAATAATGGTGCCAACAGTTCAATCCCTGTCGGGGATAATTTCTGGTGCAATTCCGCAGCTGCTGGTGACAGGGTCGCTTTATTGGGTTCGAGTTGGCATTATGGTTTGTATGCCGGGTTGTTCTCCTGGTATGTGGTTTACGCTCCTTCGTATCGTAATCGGAATGTCGGCGGCCGGCTGGCGTATGTGCCTAAAACGGCTTAATCAGTAATGGTAATCATCTGCTCTGTAATCTGTGGGATGCAGAGCGGATTTTTATAGGCGATTCCATTGAACACGTTGAATTAGGGTGTTAACACAAAACCAATTTGTTCAGTTAGTGAGTCACTAAATTGGGTACGAATTGGAATAATGGTTTGAATACCAGGTTGTTCAACTGGAATGTGAATAACACTCCTTCGAATCGTAATCGGAATATCAGCAGCCAGCTAGCGAATGTGAGACTCACGCAGAGTGAATCTAGCGGAAATGGAAAAGCCTTGGCTCTTGCCAAAACATAACAAGCATTTATCGGACTGTGTTGGTAATCGTATTCTTATATAAACCATTTTGAGATTGAGAATATTGATGAAGACTCGGTGCTTATTCTCACATACTCCGATATTTAAAGGGCGTGTATGAAAGCATATTCTGGATTATGGGATAAAATCATCTCAAAGAAAAACCTGATGCTTGCGCATAAGCATGCAAAGAAGGGCAAAGGATGGTATGAAGAAGTTCAGATTGTAAATTCGGACATCAAGAACGGTGGATCCATGATTGAAGATTTACGATTGTCACTGATCAACCATACCTATAAAACGTCAAAATATCGAAAGCAGAAGCGCAAAGAAGGAAAGAAAATCAGGGATCTGTATAAACTGCCATACTATCCGGACAGAATCGGACAGTGGGCAATTATTCAGGTGATTGAACCGATTCTGATAAAGAATCTGATCTTTGATACCTATTCAGCGATTCCAAAGCGTGGAATTCATCGTGGACTGAAGCGGATCAAACAGGCAATGTATCATGACGTTAAAGGTTGCCAATACTGCCTGAAAATTGATGCAGCACATTATTATCAATCCATCAATCATGAAATTCTGAAAGACAAGTTCAGAAGGGTTTTTAAGGATCCTGATTTGCTTTGGGCCGTGGATGAAATCATTGACTCCATCTGCACTGCAACAGATGAAGATCTTGAACGGTTATCACAGCTGAAACCGATTAACAGAATCGTTCTGACAATGTTTATCAGAGGGCGTAAAGAGTCACCAGAAGAGCGTGAACAGCGGTATCTGAATTCAGGCGTTGGTCTTCCGATTGGAAATTACTTCAGCCAGTATGGCGGTAATTTCTATTTTTCGGATTTTGATCATTATGTGAAGGAAGAGCTGCATGTAAAGCACTACTATAGATACATGGATGATATTGTGTTCCTGGCTGAAACAAAGGAACAGCTGTGGACGATTTTGGAACAGATCGATGACTACTTTCAAACCAGGCTTAGAATCACGATAAAAGACAATTATCAGATCTTTCCTTCCTATGTTCGTGGAGTCGATTTTCTGGGATTCAGAGTATTCCATAATTTTACGCTTTTGAGGAAATCAACCTGTCTTGGATACAAGAAAAGAGTTATCAGAATCAGGAAGAAATTGGATGCTGGAATTTCTATGAGCTATTCAGATTTCTGCTCATTGAATTCTTATAAGGGATGGTTGAAATCCTGTGATTCCGAAAGGCTTCAAATGAAGTACGGATATGCTTTGGAACACGAAAAGCGGTTATATAAACTGAAGAATATCAAGAGGTGTGTAAAATGATCAATCACGGAAAAACACAGAGTTTGTTTACTCCTGATCCGGTGCAGATCTTGGAAACCACTGTTATGGTTGCAAAAAACATCCGGGAAATTGAACTGGTGGATGAAACCGGAACACATACCGGATTTGAATTTGATCTGATCCAGTATGAGAAGGATGAGTATATCAAGCTCATGGATGAAAAAAATGCTGAACTTGAACAGTCTCTGACTGACACTCAGCTGGCGCTGTGTGACGTTTACGAAATGATTGGAGGATAATCAAATGGCTAAAGTGTACGCTGATCTGATCATGAAAGGACTCAAAACGCTGGATGATGTTCCTGAAAAGCTGCGTGAAGAGGTTCGTAAGATTCTGGAAGAGAATCATTGAATTATTCAAACTGTTCATTGAATTATTGAGAGGGGAATTGGATATGGCTGTTATCTATGCAACGCTGATCATCAAGGGATACAAGAAGTTTTCTGAGGTTCCGGATGCGCTGAAGGAAAAAGTTCGTGAAATCCTGGAGCAGCTTGAAGTTCCTGAACTGATCAACACCTGATTAACCTGATCCGTTCAAGAAGGATGATTAAGATGTTAAGTTCAGCTGAAATCACCATTTTGGTGAGTGTGATATCTGTATGTGTGGCTTTTTACTTTGGGCTGAGAAGCCAAAAACGAACTGACAAAGCTGATCTGAAGAAAGATGCCACTGAAATGACAACTGTAATTGTCAAGCTGGAATATATCGGAAACGGAATCAATGAAATCAAATCCGATATGAAGGGTATTAAAGGTGACATCACAGATCTTCAGGGGCGAATGATTCGGGTAGAACAATCGGTAAAATCCGCACATCACAGATTGGATGGAATCGAGGGGAAATACAATGAAGACAAAGATTAATCTGAAGTGGCTTCAGGCTGCTGCTGTCAGGGCAATTAAAACGGCTGCGCAAACTGCACTGACGATGATTACTGTTGGTCAGGCGTTCTTTGAAATCAACTGGGTGAATGTTCTGTCTGTCAGTGGTGTGAGTGCGATTTACAGTCTGATTACTTCCCTGGCCGGACTTCCGGAAGTACCTGAAGACGAAACCAACGCATGAATTTTTAAGGGAAGGTGAAAACCTTCCCTTTATTTTTGTTTAAAGGCGATGATTATTTGATCAAATACTCAGATGCAATTTCAATTGCCAGAAGCTTGCTGGGAACACCATATTCCAAATATGATTGTATCAATCTTCAGAAAAGAATCATCCGCATTGCTCCTGGTGGTAGTTCCAAATACCAGACAGCTGGAACAAATGCTTTGTGGCGGTCAAAAGATCTCCTGAATAAACGTAAAGGAATTTCTGATGCAAAGCCAGGTGAATTCGTTTTTAAGTGGAAGAGCCAGGACACAGAAAAATATCCAGATGGATTAGGAGATTTCCATCATATCGGACTGGTGACTGACAGAAAAACCGTCATTCATTCATCCAGCGTTGAAAAATGGAATGGATATCGGTACATTGACGGAATTAAAAAGAAAACATCCGGTTATTATCCTGGCGGTATTGGTGCGATTGAAACAGATCTGGATTCGAAATGGACATATACAGCGACTCATAAACTGATTGTTCCGATGAGTGAAAGAAAGGATCCTGAACCGATAATGATTGAAACAATGAAAGTTTGTACTGAAAAAGATCCATTAAATGTACGGGCTGAACCATCTAAACAGGGACAGCTGATCGGAAAAATTCCCAAAGATGTTGTTGTCGAATCATTGTCCAGAACCGGGAACTGGGATTTCATCCGGGGGAAGGATATTGATGGAAACAATATTCAGGGTTATGCCTGTAGCCAGTATTTAATGGAGTGGTCGGCTGATCCTGAACCGGATCCGGAACCCAAACCAGTGCCGGACGAATATACGCATGTGATTGTGGATGCCAAAGGCAACAAATTCTGTGTGTTTTCTCCCTTCACAATTTACCTGAAAAGTGAATATAAGCTGAATGATTAGTGTTACTAACCTGTTACTTACTTGTTACTAACGCCTAAAAATTGGCCTGTTCCCAGACGGTTGAATCCCTTGAAATACCGTGGAGACAGGCCGTTTTTGCGTTGGGATAAAGTCATCAATAAACAAAATGGGACTTTAAAATAAAGCCCCATTTGATGCATTTGTTACTAATGCGTAACTAATTCAATAGTCAATCAGTTCAATGGTATCTTTCAGATCCTGAATGGTTTTGTGGGTGTACACTCTCAGACCAACATCTTTTGTTTTGTGTCCCAAAATCATATCAGTGCATTTTTTGTTGGCTTTCTTTTCATCCAGCTTGGTTCTGACAGTGTGCCGGGCATCATGCGGTGTATGGTCGAATCCTAACCGGGAAAGGAACGGTTTGAAATGTTCATTTCTGTATGATCCATCCGAAATCTGTTTTCCATCCTCATAACGAATCAAATATTTCTGATCCTTATCATAGAATTTTTCAATCAGGGGTCTGATTTTGGAGTGGATCGGAACCACACGATTCTTTCCAGCGTTTGTTTTTACTCCACCTTTTATAGTTCCTTCTTCTAGATTCACATCTTCAATCAGTAAATTCCTGAATTCCGTGATTCTCCATCCGGTGTAAAGCAGAATCAGAATCGTGTCACGGTCAAAGCCAGGTTCCTGCTTCCAGATGGTTTCAATTTCCGCATCTGTGAAGGGAACTCTTTCATTTTCTGTCTCATAAGACGGAGCATGAACCAAATCAGCATAACGTTTGATTGGAATGTCAAGTTCAATGGCGAAATTATCCAGATGTTTCCAAAGCGCTCGCATGGTTCCTTTTCCACTAGCTCCATATGGATATGAATCAATGCATTCCTGCATGTGTGCGGCTTTAATTTCCCTGTATTTCATGTCTTTTAACTTGGAAATATACTTCCAGCTGCTTTTCAGATTCTTCTGGGTGCTTCCTGCCATTTTGGAAAGCTTCTTTTCAACCCATAGTTCGTGCAGCTGATCCAGGGTGATGGCGGCCTGATCAACATCATATGGATCATGATTATAATCAGCCAGGGCTTTCATTCCTTCTTCTCTTGTCTTGAAGTATCCAATAACCATATAGATCGGATGTCCTTTTTCATTAAACCCGGTGGTTTTCCTGACAACGAACGGTTTTCTTCTGTTTCCGGAAAGCTTCACAACAGAACCATAACCATTCGGATTTTTCATGGTTTTTCCTTTCTATCATCTGTAACCCATCTGTAACCAGTTACGGATGAAAAGTGTAACGGTTACAGATGATGTGTAACCTTTAAAACATAGATAAACACTGATGTTTTTCAGATTGGTTACAGATGGTTACACTTATTTTTCTATTTTTCAGAAATACATGATGAGGATAGAGATTTGCGCTGAAAATGGCTGATTTTCTCTATAAATCCCTATATAAAGAATATATAGAAATAAAGAAGTGTATCTGTAACTGTAACCTGTTACCGCTTTTTATCAGTAATATGAATTTTTATCTTTGAGATTGCTTCAGCGGTTTTCTCGGTTTCCGTCTTCCGGTTAGACACGGAAACGACAAACACAATGATTAAAATGGCGATGATTGCAGCAACGATGATTGGTATCAGTCTATTCATGGAAATTTCCCTCAATTCTTTAAAAATTTGATGGGTGTATGTATTCGCCTGATAGAATCCCTTCCTAAAGCATAGAAACGAATCTAGGCCTATTTCTGAAAGTTATATAACGTACTTCTGATTTTCGGTCATATCATCACAGTATGATATGACTTTTTCTTTTCCGGCTGCATTTAGCTGGGTGAATGATTGGAGCAGATCGACAGCTTCTTTCCCATAAAACTCCTGGATCTGTTCAATCAGTTTAACTTCCTTGGCAAGTGAATCTTCTAGTTCTTCAATGCCTAAAAGATAGCTGGCTGATACATTGAAGAGCTTGCACATGATTTCGATAGATGATCGTTTAATGTTTTCGATGGTTCCGCTTTCATATCGGTTGACGATGGTTTTACTTACTCCCAATTTTTCACCCAATTCTTCCTGAGTCATTCCGGATTTTTTCCGTAATGATCGAATTCTGTCTCCCATTTCAGACACGGTGGTTATCTCCTTTCTTTATATTTTTCAATAGTTTATTCGTTTTTCGAAACATTTACAACCAAAAATAAAAAGAAGTTTCAAAAAAATTTAAAAAGGTACTTGACACGAAACTAATAAAGCTGTATCATTTGACCATGTTCCGTATTTCGTAACTTTTGAGGAGGCTTTCAGATGTCCAGATTAGAAAATGGTTACGGCTTGTATTACAAGCCTGGTGTCAGGATTCCTGATACAGACAGCTGTCACAATCAGCACATTGTCAGAGCGAAATTCAATGGAACGATTCAGATCGTGTTTGAAGGAATCTCCCATGCTGAGTGCGTGAAATATTGTCACGAACACGGAATGAAACTGATTGATGAAGACAGATGGTATTCCCTGGCGAATCCTGCATTTAGAAAAGTGAATGCAAAGAATCCGGTGGATGTTTCCAAAGTGTTTATTGGGAGGGTGTAAAAATGAAGTCGGTTTTCTCCTATTCTGATCTGCATGATAAACCCGTTGAACTGTCTTCTGCTGAAATCGGCTGGTTTCAGCAGAAAGTTCAGACAGCCAAAGAAGCGACTGGATGCAAGGTTCCGATTTACGGATATAACTTTGATCTGCTGAAGCATTCAGATAATTCACTCGGATTCACCTTCACTGACAACCGCAAGAATCCGCAGGACTCGGAGAATACCTACATTGCAATTGATACCTATTACATCCATGAATGCTACCTGGCTGAAATGAAGGGTGATCGGCTGGAAATGATCCTGCTGAACGGGGCAACGCTGACTGAGACGATTTGTCACGAGATTGCACACCTTACTCACTGGAATCATGGCAAGCGCCATGAAGCGCTTACCTTGAAATATAGAAAAATGACGGAGGAACTTGAAGATGGAAGACTTAATGCAGAAGCTTGCTGACAAGATCAGGCAGAAGGATGAAAGAATCCAGAAGCTTGAAAAGCTGAACCATGATTATATGGTCTGTCTGTTTGAAAGCTGTGACCAGTGCATTGAGCTGGAAGCTAAA